AGGAGATAAACCTGCATTTAAAGGATGTACAGCAGTTGTACCGTTAGTTAGTTTTTGTAAATCGGTAGTAGATAAGAATGTATCATAAGTACCATATTCATCGTAAACTATATTTGTAGTACCCCTTGCCGATTGTAACCCTATTGTAAGATATTGAGCACCACTTCCAAATGTATTACCTGATGCAAAAGAGGCATCAAAGTCATAAGCGGAAGTATAAGTTTTAGTAGTATCCCAAAATAACTGCCCTGCCTCATTTATCATTCTATAATGTAACGTATTATTTGAAGCATCATTTGACAATGTAAATAAATACCAGCCATCAGAAAAACTTACATTAGTAGATACATTTGTACCAGCAGTTATGCCACTAAATCCTGAAGGACTAAAATAAGACCAAGTTTTGAAGGTTGTGGTATTAACACTTTCTATACCTATCATAAATTGTGTTCCAGTAGAGTCTGCCATAGATGCACAAAGAAATTTTACTGGTCCTGCGCTTATAGCAGCAGAATCTAAATATACCCAGCATGTAGTTGTAAAATCTCTAGTTCCGGATATATTATTTTTAGTCCCTTGATTACCATAAAAAGATACTGTACTAGTCAGACCCCCGTTCCCATTTTGTAACCATAATTCACTATTTGCGAGAGTGTTATTAGTTCTAAGCATATACGATGTATTTTCAGCTCCTGGTGGTGCCCCAATATCTGTTAAGGCAACAGCTTTCTCATTTGTATATGTATCTTTACCTCCATGTCTCCATAGAACAGGAGTATGCGTATCAGAAGGAGGGTTATCTGCTGTAGTTTTATGCCACCATGAAAAGTTAAATGGCTTATCTACTTGCATGTGCTGATGTAAAGCATCTCTGTAATTTTGAGATCCATCTAATTGATCGTAAGTAGTAGGCGTTCCATCAGCATTGTAGGATAAAGATCCTAATGCAAATTTACTTTTTTGTTGATCTTCAGTAGGTATTAAGATAACGCCTTCCTCATTACCTTGTCCTTCTGCGGCTGGAGCAGCCGATGTTTGTGTAGTAGCTTCTCTATTTAAAGCAGCACACCAATTTTCTCCATCTGGACTCATTTCAACTTCTACATCAATATTTCCTGATATAGAAGATCCTCCTGTACGTTGAATATCAATTAATTCTCTATCTACAGTATCAGCAGAACTTATAAATTGAGCAGGAGGAGTATTTCTCACTGATAAAACTTGAGTAGTAGACCCTCCTGTAAAATATTCTGATTTATAATTTAATGTAACGGCTCCGTTGTCCCCATGAGATTTTATTACTATGTTAGGAGAAGTTTCATCTGAATCTCCATCTCCAAATAAAAACATTCTATCGTAATCTTTAGAGAACATATCTTTTATACCTGTAGTACCTCCTGCTCTTACTTGATCATTTTCATCATGAGTACAAGGAGACATTGTTCCAAAATATATTTCTTTAGCAGCTACTCCTAATACATCAAGATCTGTAAAAGTAGTATTACTACCTGAATTTGCATAGCCTCTATAAAACATTGTTTTGCTATGTACTTTATTACTAAAATCTAGCTCGTCCCAATCAGCCCCATTTTCAGCAGTTAGACTTGAAGTAGTTACTGTATTTGCCGTATTAATATCATCATTTATTGCTGTAGCCTTATACCCCTCTATAGGTCCAAAAGATATAGCTGCTTTAAAATATCTAGAAAGTGACATATCATAACCTATAAAACTTCCTGATATGTTATTTATATCAGTAGTACCTCCTGCTACAAAAGATTTAACTGCTCCATTAGTTTTATCTCTATACTCTAATTTTAAATTATTATTCCATGATTTTGCTATTTTTACATAAGAACCGTCTGTAAATTCTACTTTAATAGCTTCCATAGCATCAAGAATAGCATGATAGTATCCTACTGAACTAGCATGAAATAAAGATAAACCGTCTGAAAAATCATGAGATTCAAATACTGTATCAGTAGTTTCAAACCAAGATGAATACTGCTCAGGACCATGAATAGTAGAAATCCTAATAGCGTTTGTCTGCTCTGGAACAGCTACTCCTAACTCTGTAGAAGTTGTAATTATAGGTTCAGATTTTCCGTCAGTTACAGTTAAGATGTAATCAGTAGTATCTGAAGGTAATACCATTACATCAGACACAGACTCTACATTAGCTTGTTTTACCTTGTCTTGTGTTGTAAATTTTTTATGGTCGTTTGATGACATACTATTTCCTTAAAATTTAGTTCTATTAAAATATACTCTTATCGTTTGCGGATAAGAAACTTCACCTGTTACTTCATCCGTTATTTCTATCAATGTTAATGGAGTCACTCTAACCCATTGTAATAAGAAATCTTCTGGGTTTCTTCCTACTTTGTGGTGATCTCCTTTGTCTACTGTAGTAAGCTCATATATATTGTGACTTACTTCTTTATCGTGAGATGTTTCAATATCTACTTTGTGAGTTAGAGATCTACCTTCAAAAACTACATTTATAGCATTTTGAGGTAGTATATGCCACTCTCCGTTACTTATGTCTATAAAATCACACGATACCATAATTTCCTTTAAAAAGCAAGCCCCGAAGGGGCTAACTTAATTAGTATTTTTCTGCTGTGTCAGATCCAATGATTAAAATATCGCCTTCTGTTCCAGCAGATATATTTACTGTATCTACTGCTGTAGCTGAAGCTGTTACACCATTAACCATTACTACTGGCATTTGTGCGAAAGGTACTTTAATTTTAATATCACTTCCATCTAATTCTACTTGTCTTTTATCAAGAACATCTAATAATGCACCTGCTTCTAGCTTTAGTGCGATTACTCTCATTTTTCTTTGACCTGATTTAATACTTCTTAACATGTTGTCTCCTTTTGGTTATTCCCAAAGTTAAACTCCCTAAAAAACCCCCTAACCATTTTGACCAGCTAGGGGGAGAGGGCTAGGGAGGAACGCCCTCTTTTAGGTTATACTGACAAGTTGTGTATTACACCATGAAAACATGGGTTAATATATGTCTGTAAGTATCCACCGTAACGTGCTTCATACGCATCTTCATCAGCTTTACGTAGGAAAACAGTTCCGTCATCATCAAACCAACCGAAGTCAGGTCTGTGGTGAATGTGAATGTGAGCATCATTTAGAAGGTAGATTGTGTCATCTTCAACGAAACGCTCTGGGAAAATCCCGATAGGTCCGTCAATTGACATAAATTCTACACCACTAAAAGAGATGTCAGCACCAGATTTTGACTTTAAGCCAGCTCTAGTAGGAACACTATATCTCTTTTGATCTTCTAAAAGATTTAGAATTTTTTCGTATTGCTTATAAGAAGTAACAATTAAGTTAGGTGATTTACCACAACTCTTCTTAATTTTAAGCATTACTTTGTTTAATAGGTCTGTAGAAACAGCAGCAGATTGAGCATCTTCTTGAGTAGCTTTCCATCTACGCTTGTGAACAATACCAAAAGATCCAGCACCACTAGTACCGTCTGCTTCTGTTACTGTTTGTCTATTTTTTTCTAATAGAACACCTTTAAGACCTTCAGGATCAGCATTTTTAGAACCTTGCATAATTAATTTATCGCCAGCAGCAAGACCCCCATCTACAGATGAAAGAATTACTTCTCTAGATTCTGGCTTAACTTCAACAATTTCAAAAGTCTTAGCTTTAGTTCCGTCTGCAATAAGCTGAGTGTTAGGTAATACTGATCCTACTGGAACAGCTACTTCTAAATTAATTAAATCTCTTTCTTCAAAGTTAGCTTCTTTAAAGCCATTGTCTGAAGCAGAAATGTCTTTAATTGTAACAGTGTTACCTGATACAGACTCAACTTCACCTAAAATACCAGATGCATCATTAAACAAACATCTAGACATGTTTCTCATAAAAGACTCAACACCTTTCTTAACAACTTCTTTAGTAGCTCTAACGAAAGATCCTTCATCTTTAAGAGCAGCTTTAATTGTCTCACGATCAATTTCAACTACTGCATACATTTTTTTAGATTGTAGCTCTGCTCTTTTGTACATTGCTACGTTGGCTTTTGGTAGAGAACCAGAACCAACACCACCACTAAAAGATGATGGAATCGTAATTTGAATTTTTTCACCTACAAAATTATAGGATTTCTTTACTCGCCCCAATAAGACGTTAGCCGAGTTATATACATTCTCAGAAAGCTTCTCGTACTTAATCTTAAATAGAGCTGACGCTTCTTCTAGCGTAAACAACTTTTCATAAGCCATTTTTTACTCCTTACGTTTAAGTTTATAAATCTTCAAAATCTACAATATCTTCATTAACTATAGACTTTGACACCTTTTTTTGTTTCTTAGAGGAGGATACCTTTTTAGAAACACTTTTAGACGCATCTTTCTTAAAGTCACTAAAAACTTGTTGAACCACTTCGAGCAGGTCATTGTCATCAAATTCGGGATTCTCCACAATCACTTTTTGAAGGCTTTCAATAACCGGATCTTGTTGGCTTAACACTGGATCAACTTGATCAAGAATAGATTCTGCTTTGGAGTAAGCCGAGCTGTGTATATAATACTCAGCAACGGTAGCAGGATTTATTTCTCCTTCAAAGTCAATTTCCAAGAGTTCTTGGTAAGCTTTTTCAAAATCTTCGTCTGAGATACCATGAGCTTCCTGTACATTAGCAATTTCATTTTCCAGTTCCCTAAGGGCTTGCTGGTCTTGGTACTGCTGTTGCGCAGATTCATGTTGTCGCATTAGATACTCGTTTTGAAAAGCGAGTTCTTCTGCTCTGATTTGATCCTCTGACATATTTGAACGTCTTTCCATCTCAGGAACTAGTTGGTTCAGAAGGTCCCGTCTAAACTCGTACGGCTTCATTCCAGCAAACTCCGCAAAATATTCTAACGCTCCCAGAGCATCGTTTTGCCTAAATTTTTCGGCAAAATCATTTATATAATTATTTATTTGATCTATTTCAGTATTATATTGATTTTGTTTTGTTTCAAACTCTTTCTTTTGACTAGAAAACTCTTGAAACTTTTTATCATAAGATACTTTACCACTATAGTTGTTTAATAGAGATTGTAAGTCTACATCTACTTCTTCTCCGTCAACTTTGTGTTTAAACATCGTGTTAGCCAGTAACTCGACATCTTCTTCTCCTTGTTTCGCAAGGATTCTTTTAATTTCCTCTTCATACGTTTCTTGTTCAGGCGACTTCTCTTCTCCATCACCTTCTCCCTCATACCGTTCCTCGTCCTTTTGTGACGATTTCTTTTCAATACTTTTTTCTGCTGCATTAAGTAATTTTTCCTCACTTCTTCCATCGGTCAAAGAATCGAGTTCATCAAAAGATAATGCTGACGCATCTGTTGAATCTATTGAATCATTAATTGCGTCCTCAATCTGTGCCGAAATGTTTTCTACTTGCTCACTCATTTTTTACTCCCTTTCGTTAGTTCTTCCTTACTTTCTATTTCTGATTTATCTTCTCCTGGTATTACTCCTTCAGCCGGTAAACCTTGATTAGCTTGTCCTTGAACAATAGCTCTTTGATGTTCTGTAGACCTTGGAATAAATCCATTTGGAAATACTGGAAAGTTTGGTAGTTCAGCTAGTTTAGCTTCAAAAGCTGGATTATTTTTAGCTTTTTCTACCATAAGAAATTCATGTATAGCAATATGCTCCATCATTTCTTCTCTATATTCTACTGGACACTCTTCTTTGAACGTACGCTCTTGCATTGCTTTGGTATGAGTTTTCCAGTGTACAATATGGTCTTCAAATTCTTCAGGATCTCCTACAAAGCGTCCTGCCATAATATCTTCATTCTCAGACTCAGCAGCTCTTACAGATACAGTCATTAGACTATTCATTTTGTCAGAGTTACCTAGGTCTAGTAAATCAATCCATCTTTCATCAGATAATAAATTAGGCTTCATTTGCATTACTTCAATAATACGTTGTACTTTACCAGCTTTACTCTCTGGTAATCCTGAGCCTAATTCTAATCTAACATCATAATTCTTGTGTAGATTAGCTGTATCAAAATGTCTTATACTATATCTATTGTTTTTACCTACGATACGTAACATACGACCGTCTTCAGGGTCATACTTATCCCCACACACAGCGATAGTCATACGAGCTAGTGATTTGATCATGTCATTATGTTTAATAACTGTTGTACTATTACGCTCTTGTTCTTGCTCGTTTAGAAATTGTAAAGCTACGGCTGCTGTAATACCTTTAGGAGGTTGTCCTCTAGATACTCCTTGTACACCATATATTTGTCCCATTTCATTACGTAAAGCATCTCTGAACTGGTACGCTTCAGGTGGGTTAGGCATTGTCTGTAGCATTTGAGGAGGAACAGGACCTTGGTATTGAACAATAGTGTTATCATTACCTAGTGACTCTATCTTACAAGCACCTCTAGGCATAACCCATTTAGCGTGTCCCATCATGTAAATATTTTTAGCTAGTAATGTTGAAAGATTGTCGTGCATGTTCTGAATTGGTCTTACTAGCTCATATTGAGACACACCATTTAATTGTTCTGGTATATCCATATCTGTCATACGTATAAAAGGAAGATCCCCATGTGAAAATTGACATCCACTCATTTCTAGTATTACATCGTCTGTAAATTTAACGTACGCACCTTCTGGACAGTGTTTTGTCTTTTTATGAAAGAACTCATAATAAACTGTATCTTCTTCTAAGAAGTGTTCTGCTAAATCATCTGCATCAAAAGATTTTACATCTGTAGATTCTTTAATCTTATGTGCTTTACTAGGATATTCTTTTTTCAAAGTTTCTGTAGCTTCTACTCTTACTCTAAAGCAATACTCTACTTGATCAAAGTTTTTTTGTCTTTGTAAGTACACTCTCCAAGGAACTTCTACTTCATACTTAACGTCACCTGTCTTTATAGGTTTCTTTGGATCAATTTTTAAAGCTTGTCCTTCAGAATCTAGTACAGGGTTTCCTTGCTCATCTAATAGATCTAATTTTAAATTAAGATCTCTAGCTTTAACATACATAGGATGTAAATCACCTTTATCTTTATCCCATGTAACAAAACAATAAGATTCTCCAAAAATAAAAGCATTACGCAACATTCTTTGACGTAACTCATCTACATTGTTAATGTACCATAAATGATCAATAAGAAACTTTACAGCCTTAGCTGCATTTCTATCTTCATACTCATCATTAGTAGGTAATACATTTATAGCTGGTTTTAGCCTAGATAGTTGAGAAATACGAGTTTCTGTCATATCATGTAAATGATTTACAATAAATTTGTTTACTCTTTTTATAAACTGTCTATCAGCTCTCCTAATATCTGATCGGCTAGATGAGGCTGAAACGCCTCTGTATGTCTCTAGATTTTTTCTGGCTTTGGAGTTTCTGGCTACTGATTGTTTCTCAAGAGTTTTAACTACTTTGTTACACCATTTTAATACTTCTTTCTCGTCCTTCTTATCTATTGCATGATATGGCTTGATATTGACTTTATCTGGTCTATCATCGCCTAATTCATCAAAATAACTCATTTATGCTCCTATACCATGCGGTAGATTTCTTCATTTTCATCTGCTTGCTCTTGATTTATTTCATCAAATACATCATCAGGGTCGGCAAACTTCTCTTTACTGAGAGCTTCCTCGGCTGGCATAAATTGTACGGTGTGTGTTTGTTTTTCTAAACTTTTCACCAAAATCAGAGCATACAGCGTAAAAGGTAACAGAATCATTGTTAAAATGCAAGAAATAATTGAAAAAATTATTGAAATTTGAATAATATCCATAGTTTAGTCCTCCCAAGGCATTATATTGTAAGTCCAATCTTGATCTTTGCCGAACTCTCCAATATCTTGTTTAATTGTTCTCATTCCTCTATCTCGTTCATCTTTTTTTATTTTCTTTTCTATGACTTCGTTCATATCATAATTAGCGGCTGCGTTTAAATAACGCCAGCAGTCAATTAAATGGTCATTTTTCTTAGGTACATCTCCTTTATCTGTTCTTACGTATTGTTGTATTTCCCATTTTAACTTTACCATACGATCACTAAAAGTAATAGCTTCATACAACATTTGATCTTTACATAATGACAGACCATTTTCCTTTTTATGTAGATGCTTTGCTGTTGGCATAAAATAGTCTCCAAATTGACCCATTAATTCTGTAGCAAACCAGGCGGCTGCTTCATCATATACTTTGTACCAATCATCTATTTCTATGTAAGGATTTAATTCTTTCATTTTAGCTTTTATTCTGGGATATATTTGTCTGACTGATGTATTTTCTTGCGAAGTTTCGTAAAGTTCATCAAGAAGATACACCTGTTTAGTATAAGGATTGATAGCAGCAAAAAGAACGGCAAAACAAGTAGTGGAGCCAGGGTCAGTAATACAGTACCAATCAAGCTTTTTAATATCCTTTCGTATTTCATTTAAGACTCCTGCGAACGGTTCCATTTTTTTGGCATCAAACATGGGGAAAATAGCGTTCCGTCCTCCGAGAGAGATTTCACCAAAATACTCTCGTTTGACAACATCATCTTCACCACGAGCCCTGAGCTTTTCAATTTCTTTGTCGATCTCCTCTTTAGGCATGTGTGGGTTATCATAAGATGAGGCGATGATATGTGCGCAATCCTTTCTTTTAAGACATTCATCTGCAAACTCCATATATTGCTCTTGGTTACGGTCGCCTGGCTTAGGCGGTGTTCCGATTATTACAAGAGGTGCTTTACGTACAATGCGGTTCGGGTTCATTTCTGTATGAAACATAGGATGGAATACTTTAAACTCATCATACACTACAAAGTCAGGTGTAAGACCGTTGGCAGCAGCCCAGTTCTCTGAACCTACAATTTTTATACTACTGTTATTTTTAAATGTGATACGTGAGTCAGTATTTGCTATATGTTTTATATACTTCTTTAGCGGCTCTTCTCCTCCTGGTACAAAACGTCCCTTATCATCTTTTTCCCTACCGAATTGAGATAGACGACCGTTATGCCAGATAATCTCTCTACCGTGAGCTAGTTCAGGAGTAATGTAATAACAGGTTGAGCCTGGATGTAATAGAGCATGTCTCCATAGCATGTAAGCAGCAAAATCCGTTTTGCCCCATTTACGTCCACACTGAATAAACACAGTACCTACCTCTCCTTTTATAAGAGGCATACCTACTTTTACTTGTCCTTCATGTGGAGCCCAGTATTTATGCAAGTCGTCCATGATTTGCAAATATAGGGCATCACTAGGTTTTAGATCTATTAGGCTCATCGTCTTCTAGGTATCCTTTCGTATCTTGTCATACCTATAAGAGGACATTTAGAGTCATATACTTTATAACTACCAAAAAATGTATTTACTGTTCTACTAGTCTCTTCATTAATTAGCTCTTCACTACAACTAACCTTACTAATTTGATCTACAAAATTTTTCTTTACACAATCATATCCATGACACCAGTATTCGTCTTTTGCATACGACTGATACTTTTTTAAGCTAAGTCCCATACGTTTAGCGTTTACTATTTCCATAGATTGTACTATACCTGTCCATAATTCTAACTGGGTTTCAACATCTCCTTTATTAAATGTACCTCTAAATCCTCCGGCTGCTCTGTGAGCCATAGACATCATGTTAGATAAGCCATGTCTCTTGCCAGGACAAGCTTGTAGAAAGTGATGTGCCATAGAATGAGCTTTTTTAGCTATGCACTCCACATTCCTAGGTATCGTAGCAAATAACTGAACAAAATTGAGCCCATCGTAGACAGAACCACCAGGACTATCAAGAACAATATATAACGTGTCCCCTGGCTTAGATTTGAAACTAAGTTTGAGCAAATTTGTTGAAGCTTTAGCAACGCTTTGAGCATTTACAACCCCCTTGAATACAATATGGTTATTCTTCGTTAGTGTTATCTGGCTCATCGCTATCATTGGAACCAGAAGTAGTAGTGCTAGTAGTTTTTTCATCGTTAATCTCCCTAAAACTCGCATCCTCGATGTAGAATGGGTCTTTCTTTAATTTTGCCTTCAACTCGATTACCGTAGAAGGCTTGTGTTCACTAATTATATCGGTAGGCTCCCCATCATCTAATCTGATAATACGATCTATCTCAGATATAATGTTAGTTAGCAATCGAGCTTCATGTATTGTAGGCGGCTTGTCCCTTTTTTTTAGGTCTTCTATAGCCCTATCTACGCAATCAAGTGAGTTTGATGTAAGGTTTACTAGTATGGCTCTCTTGTTGTCAGCCAAGTCTCGTAAAATTTCTTTACGTACCATGTTCCTTTCTTCTTCCCACTTGTTTTTATGATATACCAATGTTCTATACTTAATATTCAGAACCTTAGCTATTTCCTTTAGAGGTTTAAAGTCCATAAACATTTTTTTAGCTGTATCTAGGTCATACTTTGACTGTACTTCACTCATTTCTTACTACCCTTGCTTAGGAATTGCCATAGTTCAGGATTATCATTTATTATTTGCATCAAAACTGGCGATATAAGTCTAATAAGGTTCTCCTCTTTGTCATACTCTTTTTTGTCAGGGTCAAAGTTAAATACTGCCTCTGCTTTATCTTCCATTACTACGTGAAGTAGCTCATGCAGTAGTGTTTCTCTGAGTATCTCATCATTCTTACATTTGTATATAGTAACTGTTTTATTATGTGAGTCCGTCTTACCATACATCTCCTCAGCCTCTTCCTGACTCCAGTATATTTGCCAGTTATAACAGCCAGCCTTAAATTTGGTAGGTTTTCTCATTTTCTCACCTTAGCACAGTACATTGCACATGTCAATACCTGGACAGCCCCTTTTTACACACTTCGCTTCGCTCGTATGTAAAAAAGTCTACGCTTACGCTTGTCTGTGGGGGAGTGGTAGTTTCGGGTACCCCTATTCCAGGTTATATAACCCCTAATCGAGGTTGTAGCCTAAGTTAGATGTGATTACGGGGGGTTAGAAGTCTAGGGGTGTGAAAAAATACAGGTCGATGCTGTTTTTAAAACTTATTTTTTATTATTCTCAGGTACCCCTTGCAAATTTATGGGGGGGTATAAATCCGGTGCAAGAACCATGCCAATCTACCTTAGGCAAGAGCTTAATCTTTTGGCACGAAACTTGCTGGGATTGTTTGCGTGGGAGAGAGGTCAGACTTTATTGGCACGAGAATTGCACAGACTTGCTTGGCGCAAGATTATTTTTTATTATTTTTATTTTTTTATTGACACTGTGCATAAAATATGTTATTATATATGTATAAACAAAACAAGGGAGACAAAATGTTTGACATCTGGTACATAATGGATATCATCGAAGCAGCTAAATCAGATAAGAATTTCGACAATAGTAACGCAATGGAGATTGCAGACCTTTACGGTAGAGACCCAAAGGACGTTGAAAATGACATTATC